TATGTGATGCAACGGTATAAACTTTATTATAATTAAATTGATAAAAAGTATCTTCACATTTAATAGCCTCAGACTTATCAAAATAATCGTTCCAGTCTAAAGAGAATGAATACGATTTATTAAATGAGTCTTCAGGTAAACTAGAGTACGCTCCACTGGTAGGTGAAGTATTCCAATGTTCTTTTACGTTCGGTATAAGATAGTTCGCTCTCATTATTGAATCGTCCAAACCACCTTCGTTCATCCATTTTATTTTAAACCTATACTTAGATTTAGTTGGAATACCTATCGTTGGGTCAGGAGAATTAACCCTTTCACCAAATTCATTAGTAATAACATAATCTAAATTCATCGGCATTTCAGTCAACCAAGCACCATTATCATCAATGATATTACCACCATCTTCTAATTTATATTCTTCGAGAACGGGGTCACCATTAACGTCTTCTAAAATTGTTTGTCTAATAGCCAATACCTGTCCAGGACCTGCAGTTAAATCACATAAATTACCAACATCTTTTTTAGGTCTACAACTAGCCTTCAAATAATCGTCTTCGCTTGAGGACATGATAGAACCCATAAACACACAGTGTGGTGTAATCTCAATACCTTGTTCCCTTAAATCAAAGTCAGCTCTAGTAATACCAACATCACAGGTCTCGCTAGCACCCCAAAAGGATGACACGTCAATGTCTTTAACTTCATGAACTATTTGAGGTAAAGAGTCAATATTTTCAGAATCCTTAAATAATTGACCATTAAATTGTGATGGTACTCCCATTCCCATTCTGATTAAGTCAGATGGTCTTAATGAAAATTCACCCATATTTGATAGGTCTAAATCCATTACTAATTTTTGAGCACCTAAAGGTACACCGACAATCATAAAATCACCCGAATCATTTGTCCTTACTGAATATTTGTAATATTTGTCGTAAACATGAAGTACTTCTTTTCTTGTCAATACATCCTCAATATCGGGAAAAGTACCCGTGGCATTATGACCATAATACTCATCTCTATACGGTAATAAGTTATAACGATACCCATCCTCATTTTTACCTTCAGGTGTTTTATACGGATATAATGTCGATATTACAGGGTCATTTTCATCAATTTGGTCAATAGGTACAAAGATAGAGATATGTGCATTTGGTACTCCAAAACCACCATTAGCGATTACACGACCAACAACCACACCGTAATCTGCACAGAATTGTGTATATAAATCTTCTTGTCTTAACTTTAAAGATAATATTTCTAAAGAATCAAAGTCTTGGTCGATTCTTATGTTGATATCTTTATCGACACCGGGTTCAGTTCTTATTCTGATAGATTTTGGCATAATTAGTTTTTAAGATAAATAGTTATTCATCTTAATTTTAATTTGTTTTTGAAAAAAGTATATGGATGTGATTTATGTGAAATCTACATTTTTAAGTGACTTAGCTCGAACCTTAATGTCTAACTCAGGAAAACGTATCTGATAAACCTGATTTGGTTGGGCAAAAATTGTATCATCAATCAATTGAATTTCTTTGGTTTCTGAGTCAGAATATCTTTGTGAGGTTTGAGAACTTGAGTATCTACCTCCAACCTTATTAATTACTTTTAACTCTGATAAACTTATAACCCCCGGAATATCCTGAACAATTCTTCTAATATCAGAAATATTTACATTATTACCCAATTGTTGTGTTTGTGGTGAAAAATAACTATCAACTGAATTGACAATATTTGTAATTACTTGACCTTGGTTTTCAGTAGAATCCATCACTACCGAAAATTCAAACTCTAAATCAATCACCTTAGCATTCGTAACTGAAATATAATCATTTATCATCCTATAATGTGATAAATAATTTGCAATATTTTGTTTTAAAGTATTTGACACTGACTCAGTTAACTTACCTTGAGTGTCGTAAGATAACATCTCAATTTTAATCTTATTGTCTTCTTCAGTTATAGATGCCTTTGCCGGTGCTCCAAATCTACTTGGCATAGTCCTAACTAAAGAATTGTAATCGTTCACCGTTACAGCCCTCTTTTGAGCTGCAAAGTTAAATGATACCATATTTCTAACTTCCTCAACCGTAGGTAAATCACCTCCACCAATAGCAGCAGTAACATTAGTGGTTCTTAAACTCTCCCTCACATTTTGATTTATAGTGTTAGAAGGACCATTTATTTCAAAATTAGTAGTACCAAATTGAGTTATACTATTAACCCCTACATTCGAGGCTTTACCCCCACCTATTCGATATTGTACGAATAACGTAGTATTAGGTTTAACTGTTAAACCTAAGGCAATATTGTTTTGATAGTCTTGTATTCTTAAAGGAACACCTGTTCTCGCAAACTGCTCTAACTGTTCCTCAGCTGAAGTAGTAGCACTACCAAAAGTTAATTTACAATAACCTTCAGGTGTATACTCAGATACAAATCTATTTTCTGTTTCAATATATTTACCAACTTTAATTCCTGGTTGGTCAGACGGCTTAGTCGGGTCTTCAATAAAAATTTTAGACTCAGCCAATGCATCTACCTCATACCATTTATTAGTTGAGTCGGTAAACTCTCCATATGTTGGAGGTGATTGATAATTCACACCGTCTTTCTGAATAACAGATGTAATACTAATAACATTTTTTTCAGGTAAGAAAAATTCATAAAAAGGTCTTACATCTCCGTTATTAATCACCTTTTTAAATGTTTTAGTTAACCCATTAACTACTACTTCTCTTTTAGTTATAGTATAATTAATAAGGTTATTGTTAGAGTCAAAATTAGGTATTTTAGTTCTATTAGGAAACCCTTCACTATTGTATTGGGTACTGAAATCAATATCATTTGGATTTTCAAATGCTTGTCCACCACCTATAAATTGAGACCCCGCTCTCATCACTCCCAAATATCTTTCATCTTCTTGGTCCCCTAATGCAGGTACTGTAATTGACACATCAACCAATGCAATTGACGGTCTATTACCCGGTATTTTAAGACCGTAAGTTCTGGCTATATTATATATTGAAGATTTTTGTTGAGCGTATTGTAGAACCGTTTCTTGAATACTACGGTCCATGTGGTAATGTAAATTATCACCAATCGCAGCATTTAAATCCATGAACACCGAATAAATCGACGCATCATTAAAGTTACCTACTAAGTCAGGATAATACTGTTGTAATACTGTTGGGTGTAATTTATTAATTCCTGTCTTAAAGATTGAAAATCTCTATCTGTGTATGATATTTTACGATTAGCCATATACTATTAAATATTAATTATTACAAAATCTTTTGATTCAAATGTACCCGACTGTATCGTGTAATCGATTCTAAGTTTTGCGGTGTATTCTTCAGTCCCTCTACCTGCAATTTTAAATACCTGACCACCTAATTCTTCATAATTTATTTCACCAGGTAAAGGTTCAGATTCCAAATATGGTTCTATTGTTATGTCATTTATTTGTAAGTTAGGGATATATTTATCCACAGCTTGTCTAACATCGGCTTTAATCGAGTCGAACGTTGGACCATCCATAGGTTCAAATATGAACTCATATATTCTTGTTCCAAAATCAGGTAAATAGTACCTACTACCCTTACGTGTAAGGATTAAATGTAATAAGTCTGCCCTAATTTCTTCATCAGTTGTTTGTGTCAATCTAAGGTAGTCTCCTCTCGGACTATCCCTAAATGGGAAAAATACACCGTATGTTTTACCGTCTGCCATATTTCATAAATATAATGACACATAATTTTATCTAAACTATATAATAAAAAAGGTCAGACAACGTCTGACCTTTTCCTTCCTTAACCTAATAAGATATTACGAGTTTTCGTTTCTTATAATCTTGTTGTTACCCTTCACACGCAACACATTGTAAATCATTTAACCCTAATTTCTTTCTTGCGAAAGCCTGAGCCGAGTTCATTGAGTGTTGGTAATAAAGTGTTTTAACCCCTAATTGCCATGCATCTATAAGTAGTTTATTAACATCCTTTGTCGGCATATCAGGTGAAATCATTAAATTCAATGATTGTGATTGGTCAATAAAGTCTTGCCTAATAGCCGCTTGATTAATGATAGTTGCTTGGTTTATTTCCGCAAATGTCCTAAAGATTTCTCTTTGTTCATCTGTTAAAAAGTCTAAATGTT